CATGCAAGTCTTGTTAAGTTAGAAAGACCTTTAATGCAGTATCCAAAGAATATAAAGCAGGGCGAAATGACACCACTAGCACAAGCTATGCCTGATGAATACAAGCATGAAGACCCTATCATTGCCTATCGTAGATATGTTATTAACGAAAAGCATTATGCCAAGTGGGAGAAAGGCAGGTCAAAACCTAAGTGGTGGAATAAAGATTATGCAGAAGCACTTGCAATTTAATTAAAAGTATGGTATAATGGAGCACTAAATTATGAAAGCACAAAGAGATATATTTTATTCAACAACAAAACAAGTCACTGAAGATGAGTACTACAGGTTTGTAGATTATGTAAAAGATAACTACGAGGAATGGTATGAGTATAAAGTTTGTTATGAAGTTTCTAAAACTAATGGCAACTACTTTGTGACATTGTATAATAATGAGATTGTCACTTTCAATGACATCTTTTAATTGACATGGTAGCCCTCAACAAAACCTTCCTAACCATGTCAGTATGTCTTGCAAAAAGACAAGTGGCTAGGTAAAGCCTAGATTAAATTCGGGGTACTAGCCACTATAATTTTCGGAGGGAATATGAAAAAACAAAAACAACAAATAGACTACGGCATGTATGCAGAACGTTTAAACAACGTCATGCACTACAGTGCTCCAGACTATCAGTTTATTTTAGCTGATGAGAAGTATCATAATTATGCTACCTTAGTTATTGGTAGCAATCATTTAAGGGTAACTAAAAATGATACTGGATTATCAACTAAAGATTTAAAAGAACACATCATCAATGAGTGGTTTGCCGAAGAGAACGAAATGACTAGGCAAAAAAATAATGCAAAGCGAAAAGAAAAAAGACTTGCAATTTAAATCTACTTATGGTATAATGTGCAAAGTAATTAAAACAATTTATATATAGGAGTAAAAATATGTATGAGTATGTAGAAGGCGAGGCGATGTATCCACACATCACTACACCTAACACGAGGTTTCAACCTCACAAGTATGTCATTACAGTTTTAACTGATGACAGCACAGCTTCTGAGTTAGAAGCAAAAGGTATCTCTCAAGTTAGAGATAGAAGTGGGCAACCTAAGTTTGATAAACCTGCCTTTTCTTTTAGTAGAAAAGTAGAAGTTGCGGGTCGTGTCAATGAAGCACCAAAGCTAATTGATAGTGACGGCAACCCCATGGATGTTGCACTAGGTAATGGCTCTAAGGTTAAAGTAAAAATTAAACCTTACAGTAATGACTATGGAACTTTTGCTGAATTGATTGCAGTTAAAGTTGTAGAGTTAGTTGAGTACGCTGAACAATCAGCAGACAACGAGGAGTTTTAATATGATTATTAATATTAAAAAAGATGATGGAGAAAACATTTATAATGTTAACGAGATAGCTGATGAAGCCAAACAAGGCGAGGCTAGAGTTATCATTTCTAAAGTTGGAACTCTTGAAACTTTATCTGAAGCAGTTAACTTTGCAAGTGCTACACATAGAGCTAATCTTGAAAAGCTTTTAGAAAGCTGTAGTGAAGCACTTATGGTTAAACCTATAGAAGAGGAAGTATCTGAAACTAAAATTATTACAGAAGATACTAAAGATAAATAATAATTAGTGAGGGCTAATATGACAAGCACTTGGGATAAGGTGCACCAACCGTGTCCGGTATGTAACAGTAGCGATGCAGTTGGTGTTAATGAAGATGGTTCAGCTAAATGTTTTAGTTGTGATACCTTCATGCCTAACTACGAACAAAGTTGCGAAGGAAATAATATGGAAGTACAAAAAGATAATACGTTTAAACAACCTGACAATATTGAGGTAGGTTCTTTTTCAGCACTGACTGATAGGAAAATATCTAAAGATACTGCTCAGAAATATGGAGTTAAAGTTGTCCATGATTTACAAGGGAATGTAATTAAACACATGTATCCATTTTATAATGGGTATGAAATATCAGCTACTAAAACAAGAAGTGTTAAAGATAAGATATTCTTTTGGCACGGCACTAAAGCAGAGACTGGATTGTTCGGTCAACAACTTTTTAAAGGTGGTAAGTATATTACTATTACCGAAGGAGAGTGTGATGCTATGGCTGCCTATGAACTACTGGGTAGTAAGTGGGCAGTTGTGTCTATTAAAAGCGGAGCTTCTGGAGCAGTCAAAGATATTAAAGAAAGTTTAGAGTTCTTTGATGATTTTGAAAATGTTATTATCGCATTTGATAATGACAAAGCAGGTAAAGAAGCTTCGCAAAAAGTAGCTAGACTGTTTAAACCTAGCAAGGCTAAGATACTTTCTTTACCCAATGGTTGGAAAGACCCTAACGATATGCTTAGAAGCAATAGGCATAAAGAGTTTGTCGAATCTTGGTGGGCATCTAAAGTTTATACACCATCTGGTGTTATAAATGTATCTGAACAAAGAGATAAGTTCCACAACAGAGAAAAGAAAACAAGCATACCTTATCCTTGGCAAGGACTTAATGAAAAACTTTATGGTCTTAGACAGGGAGAACTTGTAACTCTTACAGGTGGTACAGGTCTTGGTAAGTCTTCGGTAACTAGAGAACTAGAACATCACTTAATAAAAAGCACAACAGATAATGTTGGAGTGATTGCTCTTGAAGAAGATTGGCGAAGGACTATCGATGGCATCTTATCTATTGAAGCTAACGCTAGACTTTACATAGACCAAGAACGAGAGAACTTCAGTAAAGAAGAACTAGATAAATTCTTTGATGTTCTTTATGATGGAGACAATAAGAATAGAGTCTGGGTACACTCTCACTTTGGAACTAATGACATTGATGACATCTTTTCAAAACTAAGATATATGATTATCGGTTGTGAATGTAAATGGGTAGTAGTAGACCACTTACATATGTTAGTCAGTGCTGTCCATGAAGGCGATGAACGTAGAGCCATAGATTCTATTATGACAAAGCTTAGAAGTTTAGTAGAAGAAACCGGAGCAGGTATTGTTTTAGTTTCTCATCTTCGTAGAGTCGATGGTAACAAAGGACACGAGAACGGTATTGAAGTATCTTTATCTCATCTAAGAGGTTCAAATAGTATTGGACAATTATCAGACTGTGTGATAGCACTAGAAAGAAATCAACAATCAGATGATATTGACGAAGCCAGAACTACTAAAATGAGAGTACTTAAATCTAGATATACTGGAGATGTAGGACTAGCTTCTCATTTACTTTATGATAAAGATACCGGCAGGTTATCAGAAGTTGACATGTCTGATATACAAGTTAACGAAGACGAACATGGATTTTAATTATGGATTTAGTATTTGACATAGAAACAGACGATTTAAAAGCCACTAAGGTTTGGTGTATTGTTGCTCAAGATGTAGACACAAATGAAATATTTAAGTTCCCACCTAATAAACTTGATGACGGTGTAAAACTTTTACAATCTGCAGATAGATTAATAGGTCATAACATTATAGGTTTCGATGTACCAATGATTAAAAAGTTTTTTGATGTTGACTTAACTAATAAAGAACTTCTTGATACATTAGTTTTATCAAGGCTATTTAATCCTACTCGTGAAGGCGGACATTCGCTAGAAAAGTGGGGATACAAACTAGGCTTTAATAAGATTGAGTTTGAAGACTATCAAAACTATTCGTCAGACATGTTGAACTATTGTGTTCGTGATGTACAGCTTAATACTTTAGTTCTCAAAGAATTGAAGAAAGAAGCAAAAGGATTTTCAAAAGAGTCAGTATGTTTGGAACATGACATTGCTGACATAATGAAACGACAGGAGAAAGATGGCTTTAAGTTTCACGAAATTAATGCCAATCTTTTATTAGCAGAACTTAGACAAGAGATGCAGTCTATTGAAGACGAAGTGCATGAAACATTTCAACCTAAGTGGGTAGACGATAAGTTAGTTACACCTTACATTAGAAAAGACGGAGTTCTTTCTAAGAGAGGACTTACTGACGAAGAGTATGAAAGATGTTTAAACAGTTCCGATTATAGACCGTTTATGAGACAGACTTTACAAGAGTTTAATCTTGGAAGTCGTAAACAGATTGGCGAATATCTTACTGACTTCGGTTGGAAGCCTGATAGGTTTACACCTACGGGTCAGCCTATTGTAGATGAGAAAACTTTATCAGAGATAACTCATATACATGAAGCTAATCTTATTGCTAAGTTTTTATTACTGCAAAAAAGAATAGCACAAATAGAGTCGTGGCTTGAATCTCTTCAAGAAGATGGTAGAGTACATGGCTTTGTCATTCCTAACGGAGCTATAACCGGAAGGATGACACATAGGAATCCTAACTTAGCACAAGTTCCTAGTAGTTCTAGTCCGTATGGTAAAGAATGTAGGTCTTGTTGGATAGTAGAAGAAGGAAATAAATTAGTAGGTATAGATGCTAGTGGCTTAGAATTAAGAATGTTAGCACACTATATGGATGACAAGGAGTTTATAAATGAAATCATTAACGGAGACATACACACCGCTAATCAAAAACTTGCAAAACTTAAATCAAGAGATAAGGCAAAGACTTTTATCTACGCCCTCATGTACGGAGCAGGAGATGAAAAACTTGGCAAAGTGGTTGGAGGAAATACATCTGATGGCAAAAGAGCTAGACAATATTTCTTTGATAATAAACCAGAATTTAAGTCTCTTAGAGATAGAGTTCAGAGAGCAGCAGCTAAGAAGTACCTCAAGGGTATAGACGGTAGAAAGCTTTACATTAGAAATAATCATGCAGCACTTAATACTTTATTGCAAGGAGCAGGTGCTATAGTTATGAAGAAAGCATTATCTTTATTAGATAACAAACTAAAATTAAATACTATTGACTATAAGTTCGTTGCAAATATACATGACGAATGGCAAGTTGAAGTGAGGGAATCTCAGGCAGACTTTGTAGGACTTCGTGCAGTCGAAGCTATAACAGAAGCAGGAGAACATTTTAATCTTCGCTGTCCTTTAGATGGCGAATACAAGGTAGGAGACAACTGGAGTGAAACACATTAATATAAAACCAAAAAACAAAGACATCAGAGCAGATGGAAAAATGTATGACGGAACTAGTTGGAGAAAGAGAGGTATTAACCATCATCTTAATGAAGACGGTTTAGTCTTTTATAAAAGAAAGTTTAGAACTATTGAAGGATACTTACAGCAAGGAGGCAACTTAACTAAATTAGTATTTGGTAAGATAAAGAAACCACAAGCTATCAGTAAGATTGCTAAGATGCTATACAACAAAGAAGAAAGTGGAGACATATATATTATAAGTAACCCATCTTGGAAAGGTTGGATAAAGGTTGGCATGGCTATTGATGCTAAAGATAGATGCAAACAATACCAAACTTCTAGTCCTTTCAGAGATTATAAATTACATTACAGTAGATTTTTTAGCGATAGAAAAGTTGCTGAGAAAAAAGCACATAAACTATTAAAGAAAAATTCTGAACAGAAAAAAGGAGAATGGTTTAAGATTACTAAACAAGATGCTAAAAATATAATAGAAACAATATGAAAAAATTAGATAACTTAGTAGAGGATATTTATTCTAAGCTTTCCGTTTTAGGAGAAGGTAAGTCTCTTGATGCTAGTCCTGAAGATATAGATGCTTTAGGAGAAAGTATTAAAGAAGTTCTACATCACTGGGCTAACCCGTCTCCAAGAAGTTCTGACATGTTAAGAATGTCTAACATTGGAAAACCTACTAGGCAACTATGGTATGATTTAAAATCAGAGAATGAATCTACTGAGTCTTTACCTCCTCCGGTGTTTATTAAGTTTTTATACGGACACCTGTTAGAGGAAGTATTATTATTTTTAGTAAAGATTTCTGGACACGAAGTAGATAACGAACAGAAAGAGGTTACTGTTTCAGGAATAAAAGGACACATGGACTGTACTATAGACGGAGAAGTAGTAGATGTTAAGACTGCTTCAGGCTTTGCTTTCAAGAAATTTAAAGACGGCACGTTAGCAGAGCAAGATACCTTCGGCTATCTTCCACAACTTGCAGGTTACGAAGAAGCTGAAGGTACAAACAAAGGAGGCTTCCTAGCCATGAATAAAGAAACAGGAGAGTTAGCTTTATTCAGACCGTCTGACTTTGATAAACCAAATATTAAAAAGAAAATAAGAGATGTTAAGAAAGCAATAAAGCTTGACAAGCCACCTCAAAGATGTTATAATGCAGAACCAGAAGGCAGCTCTGGCAATATGAAACTTGCTAAAGGATGTGTATATTGCAGACATAAGTTTGAATGTCATTCAGATGCTAACGATGGGCTAGGTCTAAGAGTATTTAAATATGCAAGAGGCTACACTTATTTAACACAAACACCAAAACCACCTAAAGTTATAGAGGTTACACATGAATGGCAGAAAAGCAAAAAGACTTCGTAAACATTCTAAACAATTATTAATAAGATGGATTAGGTCTATGACTCCTGACGGAGAAGATGAGACTGAAATAAATGAAAAAAACTTAGAACAGTTTTTACCTGAACAGACACATATATTTGCTAACAATAAATTCATGGTTAGTGCTTATACACTTAGATGGTTTTATAAAAAGGTAAAAGAAAATCCTAATGCTACATTAGAGGAGATAATGAATGGCTCGTAGAAAACCTAGAAAGGTAAGACCTAAAGATAAAAATGCACCTAGAGGATACGATAGTTTATGGGAATATGAAATACATCAAAGACTGTTCGGAGACTGGTTACACCATTACGATACTATAAAATATAATGTTCCTAAAAAATATGAACCTGATTTTGTAAAAGTATTTGATGAAGATAAAGTTATTCTAATAGAAGCTAAAGGAAGATTCTGGGATTATGCAGAGTATAGTAAATATATACATGTCAGAGATGCGTTAGAAGATAATGCTGAACTGGTTTTCTTTTTTCAAAAACCTTTAGCACCTATGCCTCAGTCTAAAAAACGTAGAGACGGAACTAAAAGAACCCATGCTGAGTGGGCTGAAGCAAATAACTTTAGATGGTTTGATGAAGATACACTACCGGAGGAATGGAGAAATGACTCAACACAAAACAATTAATGATATAATAATAGAACAAGAAAGAGATATAGAACTAGAAAAAGAAAGAGACATGGTTAACAATCCTAAACATTATAACACAGGAGAGATTGAATGTATAGATGCTATTGACTCTATGTTAACCTCAGAAGAGTTTATAGGATACTTACGAGGTAATTCTTTAAAGTACCGTTGGCGATTTAGATATAAAAACGGCACTGAAGATTTAAAGAAAGCAGAATGGTATGAAAAAAGACTATTAGAATTATTAGACAAAATAGAATATTACAGATAAGAATTATGGTAGAAGATAAAGTAGGACACAAACCTTATTTAGGTATTGAAATAAATTACGATAAAGAAAAAAAGCTAGACAAGTTTAGTTTAGATACATTAAGAGATAGATATTTCTGGGAGGAAGAAACACATGCACAAGAAGCTTTTGCTAGGGCTGCAGTATTTGCTGCCACCTTCAAGGGTGTTACGGATTATGAAATGGCTCAAAGACTGTATAACTACAGTTCCGATTGTTGGTTCATGTTTAGCACTCCTATACTTAGCAACGGGGGAACAACTCGTGGGCTACCTATTAGCTGTTTTCTCAATTATGTTCCCGATAGTCGTGATGGGTTATCTTCTCATTATGACGAAAATATTTGGTTGGCTAGTTCGGGGGGTGGAATTGGTGGATACTGGGGAGATATTAGGAGTAATGGTATTTCTACTTCTAGTGGGAGTCGTTCTACTGGAAGCATTCCATTCATCCATGTAGTTGATTCTCAAATGTTAGCCTTTAATCAAGGTGTAACTAGACGAGGCAGTTACGCTGCTTACATGGATATATCTCATCCAGAGATTGAAGAGTTTATAAACATGAGAAAAGAGTCCGGTGGCGATATAAATAGAAAGTGTTTAAACTTACACAACGGTATTAACATCACTAATGATTTTTTAAAAGCTGTTAAAGACGATTCTGATTGGAGGTTAATAGACCCTAAAACAAATGAAGCTGTTAAAACTATAAACGCTAGAGAGTTATGGTGGCAGATTATCTATGCAAGAGCAGAAACAGGAGAGCCTTACATGATAAACATAGACAACTGTAACGATGCTTTACCCCAAGGACAAAAAGATTTAGGTTTAGAAATAAAACAAAGCAACCTATGTTCAGAAATAACTTTACCTACTAACGAAGAAAGAACAGCAGTATGTTGTTTGTCTAGTGTTAACTTAGAACATTATGATGAATGGTCTAAAGACGATTACTTTATAAAAGATTTAATAACTATGTTAGATAATGTTCTACAACATTTTATTGAGAATGCTATTGACACATCACAACTGGGAGAATATAATGCAAACTTTAAAAGATTTAAAGGATATGTCAAAGAAGGCAAAGAAGGCTTTACAAAAGCTGCTTATTCAGCTTACAGAGAACGTTCTTTGGGATTGGGTGCGATGGGTTTTCATGCCTATCTACAATCAAACGGCATACCTTTTGAAGGAATCCAAGCTACGGGATTTAACTATCAAGCGTTTAAACATATTAAAAAGAAAGCTACGAAAGCTAGTGAGGAACTGGCTGATATTCGTGGTGAAGCACCTGATGTATCTGGTTCTGGGATGCGTAATGCTAATCTCCTTGCCGTTGCTCCTAACGCTAGTAGTAGTATTATATGTGCTGGTACGTCTCCCTCAGTAGAACCTTATCGAGCAAACGTCTTTACTCACAAAACTTTATCAGGTTCTTATCAAGTAAAAAATAAATACTTAGAAAAAGTTTTAAGAAGTAAAGGATTAAAAGGAGAAGAACTTGACAACGTTTGGAAAGACATTGCCGGTAAAAACGGTTCAATACAACACCTGTCTATGTTAGACGATACTGAAAAAGAATTATTTAAAACTGCAAATGAGATAAATCAAATATGGATTATTGAACATGCCCATAAAAGACAAGAGTTTCTTTGTCAGAGTCAGTCAATAAATTTATTTTTTGTGTTACCGAAAGCCACTGAAGAACAAGATGCTCACGATACATATATGCAATATGTAAATGATGTTCACTGGTACGGTATGCATAATTTAAAATCACTTTATTATTTTAGGTCTGATGCAGCTAGAGCAGCAGAGAATGTTAATATAAAAGTTCCACGAATAAAGCTAGATGATGTGGAATGTATAGCTTGTGAGGGATAATATGAAACACAGTATAGCAATGTTAATAGTTAGTATACTAGGTATTGGTGGAATACTCTATACAACTATCATAAATGCAGAAGTGTCTGGGTACGGAGACGTACATGGTTGTGGAGGTGAATGTTACAAAGAATATACTGTAAAGTATGGTACATTTACAGAACAACTAGAAGCAAAAAGAGTTGCAATGCAAACAGAAACACCTGCTGATAAAGGTGCTAAGATATATGTTAACTGTAATATGTGTCACGGCATGAAAGGAGAAGGAGGTATTGGACCGAAACTATCTGGCAGTACGTCTATTGTAAAAATGTTAATGCAATATAAAAACGGAGAAACTAGAGGTGCACAGTCTGCTCTTATGTGGGGTCAAGCTGCTAACTTATCTTCTGAAGATATGAAAAATTTACAAGCTTACATTGATACTTTATGAAACCAAGACATGTTAAGAGATTTGAAGATTCTTTATCTTATCCAGAGTATACTGAAGAAGATAAAAAGAAAGGCATGAACAATAAAGACCTAGATTTTATGACAGAAAAACCTTTGCTTTGGTCAGTAATTCTACCTTCTATTTTCGTTATTGGTATAGGATTGTTACCTTTTATTTTAATGCTAATCTTTTTTGACAAACCAGAATTTCTTAAACCATAAGGAGGTAATTATTATGAAATGTTGGCACTGTAATACAGAATTAATTTGGGGTGGAGACCACGATATTGAAGAAGAAAACGAAGATTACATTATTGAAACTAATTTAAGTTGCCCTAATTGTAAAACACTTGTTATGGTTTATTTACCTAGAGGAGAAAATTATTATGACTAAATATTCAGGAGCACTATTGTATAAAGCTCTAGAAACAAAATACAAAGCAGAAAAAGCAGAAGCTAAAGCTAACCTTGAAGTATTTTTTGAACACAAAGTAGCCGTAGCAGACCACCCTAATGTTGTCGAGTCTATGGATAAACTTATAAAAAAATATTCGAGTGCTTCAGAAAAATTAGAAATATTACAGGAGGATTTTTAATGAGCTTATTAGGAACAAGAGATTACTACAAACCATTTGATAACCCATGGATGTTTGATTACTATGTATTACAAAATCAAATGCATTGGATGCCAGAGTCTGTACCTTTACATACAGATGTTAAAGATTGGCAAGAGTTATCTAATACTGAAAAGAACTTATTAACACAAATATTCAGGTTGTTTACACAGTCCGATGTAGATGTTGGTTCTGGTTATATAGATAGATACATGAGAATATTTAAAAAACCAGAAGCAAGAATGATGATGGGTTCATTTGCTAACATGGAGTCTATACACCAACATGCTTATAGTTTATTGTTAGATACTGTCGGTATGCCTGAGATAGAGTACAAAGCTTTTTCCGAATACGAAGAGATGTCTAACAAACACGAGTACATTAGTAATTTGAAAACAACTAAAAGAGATAAAGAAAGTATTGCAAAAACTTTAGCAGTGTACTCAGCTTTTACTGAAGGACTACAACTGTTCAGTAGCTTTGCAATCTTGTTAAACTTTCCAAGGTTCGGTAGAATGAAAGGTATGGGTCAGATAGTTACCTATTCTATTAGAGATGAGTCAATGCATGTTGAAGCCATGACAAAACTTTTTAGAGAGTTTATTCAAGAGAACATAGAAATATGGACTGACAAGTTTAAAAAAGAATTATACGATATATGTAGACACATGGTAGAACTTGAAGATAAATTCTTAGACTTAGTGTTTGATATGGGAGACATACAAGGATTAACTAAGAAAGATATGTATGCCTATAATAGATATATAGCAGATAGAAGACTGCTACAACTAGGACTCAAAACAAACTTTGACCAAAGGGAGAATCCGTTAGGTTGGTTAGATGAAGTTATGGGAGTTGAACATCAAAACTTTTTTGAGGGTCGTGCTACTTCATACATGAAGGCAGGATTAAGAGGAAGACAAGACCAGATAACTTTCGCATCCATGGAGGAGAATAATGGCGAAGAAGAAAGAAGCTAATATAATAAGTTTTAAAGTAGTGCTTACTGCTAACAACGATATTGTTACGGAGTTAAGTATGCTACCGGTAGAAGAAGTAGATAAGGTATTTAAAACTAGAGACGAGAATGAGATAGTTAAGACTATCCTACAGGCAGGGAAAAAGAAATTTTCCACCTTACATAATTATTTTCAGAGTGAACTAGATTTTATAAAGTAGTTCTTATAGTGCTGTAATTGAAGCATACATTACTGTCATTGTTATCCAGAACAGGATACAGAGGACACAGAAATCCTCGCCATTGCCATTTCTCACTAGCTTTTTTTACCTCCGTAAGCATTGGTTAAAATTATTTTGAATCTGTTTTCTTTAGTTTATCGTAACTTCTCATTCCAGCAATACCTAACATACCTGTTAGAAGTGGCATCATCACACCGGCATCAGCTTGTGGTATGTCAATACCAAAACCTTTTGCCACTGGAGAGATTAAAAAGTTAATAGCTAATCCGGCAACACAAACATAGCCTGTTAGTGGTCGCCATGAAGATTGAAACCAGTTGCCTTTCGCTTCTAGTTTATTTATTTCTACTTGTGCTAGATTAGCCTGATGAAATAGTGTTTTTAGTTCGTGGTCAAGTTGGGCTTGTAAGTCTTTATCTTTTACTAGCTTACCAACTAAATTACTCACTGGTTTTATTAATGTTTCAAACATCTTTTGCCTCCAATATTTTTCTAAGTTTTTCTGCTTTCTCCATAGCTGAGTCAGCATGTAAATCTTGGTCTACAACTTTTTCAAGTTTTATAGAATCTATTTTTTGATTGGGAATATACCTCCATGTATATCCATCATCTGAGTATACCCCGAATACAGTCTGGGTAAACCCTATTTTAATTATCATTGCCACTTGTCCATCGAGAATAACTTTGTCTCCTTCTTTAAAAGAGTTACTAAGTCTAAAGGAAGCACCTTTTACAAAAGACATAGACCAGTCTTTCACAGCTAGACCAGTTAGCAAAGTTATTATAAAGCCGATAGCCTCGACATAGTATTGTTCTAAGTCCATATTATTTTATTTCAGGGTCAAAGTCTATAGTTCTTTCTAGAGCTTTATTAACTTGCTCAATAACATATTCAGCAACGTCTTGTTCTTTTTTCTCTAGTTTTTTTTCTACAGAATTTGTAAAGTATGTATCTAGTAAAGCTTCATAGATGTTTCTAAAGTCTTCTCGCCTTATCCAAGGCTCGTCACCTTTGGTTCTAGCTTTGCAATCTATTCTATATGCTTCGTCTAAATCTCTTTCTCTGTATAATATCAACATTAGTAGCTCCAAATACGAGGAGTAGCTCGTGAGTTATCCATGTCTAGATGAATAAACCTTGAAGCATGGTCTCCTTTTTGTGCAACTCCTATCCTATTAATACCCTCTTCCAGAGCTATTTTAACGAGTGTCATGGCTTGTTCTCCGTTGACAAGTATATCCATAGCCTTACCAGAAGAATGAGCTCCGGGGGTGCTCTTTTTGGCTTCTATGGGATGCTCTGGAGAACGATAAGCACTGCTTACTTTGAAAGGGAAACCACAACGTTCTCTAATCCTTTCAACTGTTTGCATAAATGCCCAGTCCATATCACATAGACCGGTGTGTTTGCATTTTAGTTCATCTTCTGTAAAGTATTTATACATTATTTATCATTTACAAATGGGCTTACACCTTTTTCTACACTTTCTTTGTAATGCTTTCTAGCATTCCTATTCATTTGTCTACCAACTTTAGTTTCAAATATATTGTTTTTTTCAAAATCAAAGTTTTGTATAAACTCTATTTGTTTATCTGTGGTATATGGATTTAGTAGTGGATAAAAACCTTCTTCAGTATCTGGCTTACCAGCAGAAAGCTCTGTCATTGTTTTCCCACTAACATTATTTTTAATTCTACCTTTATGCCCTATCTGAGATTTTTTAGTTCCGTCTAGTCTTAGAGAGTTATCTACTTCTGTTCCTTCAAAAAAACCTAATCGTTCTTCATCATCTTGTAAAAGTTTGTAAATTAAAAACTCTTCTGGTTCAGTAGGAGTTTCAACATTACCACCCGTTGAGAAGTTAAAAATTCTACCATCTTTCAGGTTTACTTCAAATCTTTTATCAGTTGGTTTAGCTTTAGTAACATTTTTACCAAGAACTAAAGGACCGATTTGAATTACTTCATCTGCATTTACAACTGGCATACCGTCTGCTTTATCGTAGAAGTAACTAAATCTATATGGGTTCATACCTATTTGAGACCACTCAGGGTCATCCATATATTGTTGAGCTTTTTTAAATGCTTCGTCTGCAGTATGGTCTTTCCACAAACCATTTGCTCTAGCAAAAGTTGATTTGCTCTTATATGTTGCTATATTATATGCTGTTTCTGGGTTAGTATTAAAGATTACATCTGTTATCCATCCAGTATTTGAATATCCGACTGATTTACCTGACCTACCTAATCCTTCATGTATAGAAACAACCCATGTATCATAATTATTATATGAAGGTATATCTAAACGTAGACCTACTTCTGTTCCAGTCGAAAGCTTGGGTATGTCTGCTCCAATAACTCCTACTCCTTCTTTTATTAAACCAGCATTTAAACTTCTAACCACATCAATAAGAGGAGTCATTTCAGGAACTTGTTTAAACGGAACAATAGGCATTAGTTTATTAACTTCATTCCTATATTCATCTACAGAAATTTTATTCTTACTTAAATCTTCAGCAGCATTTGCTAGTTCTGGTATTCTTTTTCTTTTCTGAGGCAGTCCTGTATCTTTTTCTTTTATTTTTACTTCAGCTTCAGCTTTAGCTCTCCAAGCCATTACATCTTTGTTTTTTAAATTAAAAAATTTGAAAGCTGGAAGAGTATCATCTATTGGTTTTTTGGTTCGTTCTTTTTGTTTTAGCTGAAATTTTTCTTCTTTAGCAAGAGTCTGCTCGTCTACTTTTTTAGCTACATTTTCTGTGGCTTCTTCCACCTGCTCTTTTACTTTTGGAGGAACAAAGTCATCTATAGCTTTAACAGGAAAGTTTTTTAACACATAAAGTTCTGCTTCAGGACTATTTATATAACCTTTTCTTAAACTAGGAGTATCAATAATTAAATCAAAACCTTCTTCTCTTAAAAACTTACCTGCTGCTCTTGCTATTCTTGCAAAATCTCCAGAGTCAACTTTTAAACTACCTTCGGCTCTCCCTAATAAAACTCCTAAAGCATCAGATAAATCATCAGTTTCTGGAGTTGGGTCAAAGTTAATATCATTTAACTCAGCTAGTTTAGTTCTCATTTTTAACTTCATACTAGGAGTAGGGTTATCTAATATATATGGTTTTTGAGCAGAGCTAATATCTATTTCGTGTAGTCTATATTCTGATTCAGGAATAAGTAAAGATTTACCATCACTTGCTTCTACTTTTGGAAATGCATCTGGAGAAGCATAAGTTTGAGCATGGAACTTATCAGAAGCAGCAAACACTGATTCCGTGCCTTCTGGACTGTCTACTATCCTACTTGTACCACCACGATAAACTTTATCTGGTAAAGCATTTAATAATTCTTCTGCAGGAACTTCTTTACCTTCTGCTATGTTTTTTAACAGAAATTTTAATCCAGCTCTAATTCCTCCTGCAACAAACTTTTTACGTCTTTGTAAATTATTTAACAAACCACCATAGGTTTTAGGAATTCTATCTTCTTGTCTATCTTTTAAAGTAGCTAAGACACCTTTTGAAGTTTCACTGTACGGTTCTCCTGTTACTGGATTAATTCTATCTGCAGGATTTTCTTCAGTGAAAGGCACGTCTTCAGTTCCTGTTATTAATCCTCCAGTAGATTTAGTTAATCTACCTTTTTCTAAATCTTTTTCAGAGTAATCTAGGATTGGTAGACTACTAAACTTTTGTTCTTCAGTAGACAAAGCTCTTTTTATTTCAAAATAATCACTAGCTAAATTTTTATTATTTACCAACCTTTCTAATATACCAGAAGTTATTTTAATAGGAGTAAAACGATTACCTCCCATTAAATATTTTGCTTCAGGTTTAGAAAGTTTATCTTTCAAAACAGGATATGTATTTAAACCTAACCTTCTTGCAGCACTTGTATGATTGTAAAATTCTCTATAAGTTTCATAATGTCTTGCTTGAATATCTTTATAATTTTCAATAAAATCTTCTTTAGATTCTGCATTACTAGCAGCGTTAGCTAATAACCCTCTTCTTGCACTTAAATCTCTACTGTAACTATTGGTATTCATTTCATATACATTTGTCATGTATTCTTTATTTAAAACTGTAACGCCTATACCAGTTAATAATTTAATAATTTCTTTACCTTTATGTATTTCTTGATTAAATTTAGTTTCATCTTTACCATAATTATTTACATATCTTTGTATGCTTTTAGCTGTTCCCGGAATAAAATTTTTCGTTAAATTTGCTACAAAAATTTGCATGTTAGCTGGGTCTAAAAGACCTGCAGCAGTATCATATACTTTAGTTTTATTAAAAGGATTTCTCATAAGTCTTCCTTCAGAATCTCTACCATTTCTAGCAATATAATCAATTCCTGTACTTGGAGTCATAGTAGTTCCGAAAAATGGAGTTAGCATTTCTTGACTATAATCAAAAAATAATTGCTTTACATTTCCTTCTATATCATATCCTTCCTCAATAAGTTTAGGGATAAAACTTACTATTTTATTAGGGTAGTCATAAAAATCATATCTACTTGTATTAAAAATAAGAGGAGTTCCTTCTTTATTAATAGTTATAACTAAATTATCGTTTCTAGCATAAGGAGCTACAAAAGATTTTATATCTTTTTCTTGTTGTTCATCTATACCAGAAATATACCTATTAATAGCTTGATACCCAACTACAGCTCCTCCTCCGGGTACTCCATATTTTAGTCCATATTTTACAAATTCTCCACCTGTTCCTAATGTAGTGTAAGCAGCCATTCTTTTTGTTCCTCTTTTCAATATAATAGAACCTGCTTCATCAAAGCCCTCTTGCATTAAATCTTTACCAATTTTAATTTCTCGTGCAGCTTGAATACCGGTGGTAAAACCTATACGAGTTGATTCAGATAAGAAAGAAAAAAATTGAGAAATAAGTGGGTTGGCTCTTAGGAGCTGTAAGTTTTCAGGAACTATATCATAGTTAGGTAGTCCGCCAACAACTCTTCTAGCTGCTTCTCTTTCTATAGCTTCTTCACTTGTAAATTTATAAAAGCCATTATAGTTATCTGGTAAAGCATCATTAAACTTTTTAAGGTTTTTTAATTCTACTTCATATAAAAGAATTTTAAAAAAATCATCTTCTGCAATATATAAATCAGTAATACCGTCTATTGATTTTTTAACTTTATCTGATGCAGATTTTAATAATTTATTTCTACGAACAGGCTCAGTTATAAAAGCAAAAGGACTTTTTAAACCATTATCTCTAACATCTTTCATTAGAGCATTTATTTCTCTAGCTATTGGACCTTTATTTAAAATATTATACCCTGCTAATTTTTCAACATATTTTTGTTGTTCTTTATCCGTTTTACTCGCTAAATCTCTAGCAACAACTTTAGCAGTACTAGTAAAACTTTTTATACTTGGAAAAGCTCCTTGACCAAGTGTACCCATTGCTTGACCAAGAACGTTTTGAACATGAGTGTGTACGTTCCAAACAGTTGCAGCTTTTTGAGTAAATCCTTTTACAAGAGCCATTGCTTGATATAGCTGGTTAAAAACCCCACCTTCGCCATCAAACCATTGATTGTATTTTTGTTTTTCTGTAAAATATCTAGCTAGTTCAGGACTGGTGTACTTTCCAGATAAAGCTCCAAAAGGTTGTATTATTTCTGCATCTGCTTTAGCTTGTTTACTTTTAAAGTCTTTTTTAGCTTGTTTTGTTGTCGGTATTTGTACGTTAAAACCTGCTCTAGGTTTATCGTGAAAATAAATATCCTTACCATTTTTATTTAATTCATCATAAAAATCTAAATCATTTACAAACCTACTAATTTTATTTAAAGAAATACTTAAACTTTCTAAAGGATTTGTAACTTCTCCATAGTAATCTTTTATTTCTTGAGGAAGCTGTAGTTTTTTATCTAGTAAATTTCTATTAACGCCTTTATATTTATTTTGCCTTCGTACTATTTTTGCATATTTACCTTCTCCACCTGCAAGGTCTTCCATTCTTACTTCTACTTCATCGTTTATTTCAGCTTCAGTTAAAGGATTTTTTTTATTGGCATTTTTATTAATTAAATCTTGTCTTATAAAAGCTCTAGCAGCAGCAGTTACTTTGTCAGTAGGTATGTAATTAGGGTCTTCAAACTTTTTATAACTTGTTCTAACATAAATACCTAGTTGGTCTGAAACAATTTTTTTATCTTTTGCACTGATGTATGGGCTATCTAATAATAACCTACTTAAATTATCTTGTAAATCTCTAGCATCTAAAATAGCTTGTCTAGCTTCTTCTGGAAACTGATTTAATTTTTTTATAAAAGTTTCTCTCTGGCTAACAGGAGCTTTTGTTCCTCTTGAAGTGACAATACCCGGAACTCTAAAATCAGTAAACAATAAATAATTTATATCTTCTAAAACTTTTTCACTGGTATCCTTGGTAGCTTTGTAAATTGTTTGTAAAGCACTATCGAAATTTAACATATTGTTTTCAATAGTTTTATCCCATTTATTTTGTAGACCTTTAAATTTAAAATCGGTCTCAAACATTTTTTTAGTCATTCCACCTCTAGCTGTGAAAGTTCTGGCTAAAAAATTAGAAATTCTTTTTATAGCTGGTCTGTCTGAAAATTTAGAAAGACCTAAAAAATTATCTTCTAAACCTTCTATGTCTCCTAAATCCCCAGCTTCTTGTCTAGCTTTTAGGGCAGCTTCTTTACGAGGTTGTAAAGTTCGTTTTGCACTGTTTGTAGATTTAATAACTTTAAGAAAATCTTGACTTGCTTTTCTACCTTTTGATTTAATTTTATTTAAAACATTTACTATATTATTTGCAACATTTTCACGTTGATTGTAAGCACCTTTACCTACCTTAACAGCACCACCTACAAGACCAGTTAAAAGTAGACCTTCTGCTAATAAACCAATTCTATTTTCTAATTCACTTTTGTTTTCAGTAGATTTGATTGGGTCTAATAAATAGTCTTCTATTGCAGAAAAATAACCATCATCATCTATTACTGCTCCTAGAGAACTAGCAAACATATTAACAAGATTTTCTTCGTTGGGATTAAGAGAAAGTTGTGCAGCTATTTCTCCTTGAGCAATAAATCCTGCAGTAGAAGTTGCTTTAGGTGCAGCTTTGGTAGCAGCTTGAACAGCTTTAAAACCTTTTAAAGGTAAACCAAGTTTGCCAACACCTATCATCGAGCCCGTAAAAGCAGTCATCTCTCTAATAGTTTGATTTACTCCTGACTCTGGTTCAGCTATATTAGTTACCAGTTTACCTTGACGTTCTTCTTGGATAACGTTTTCTTTACCTACAAGATTACTATAAAGTGTATTTAAAAAATCTTCAGTTCTCGCTGCTTCTTTTTTAGTAGGTTCATCAAGAAGTCGGTAAAGCTCAATGCCTTCTCTTACAACGTCAGAACCAGCTCCTATACTTGTTCTTTTAAATTCTTTTTTTTGGTCTTCACTAGCTCTATCCCATAGCTGCATGAATAGTAATGGATTCTGCATAATTAATTTTTATTGTTTATCTATATTTCTAAGTTCGTTTGCTCTAGCTTTTTTAATCTCTAGAAGTCTGCCGTGATTTGACATAAGATTTTTATAATAAAATTCTTCAAAACTTGTCTTATCTTTAAATCTTGGATTATCTAAATCTTTTTCATAATTAATCGTAGCTTGTATATCGGATTCATTTGCAGGATTATTAAGATAAAGAGTTGCACTTTGCAGTGTACTTTCAAGCATCTGGTCTGGAGTATAACTAACTAATTGTCTTTCAAGTACAGGTATTAGTTTCGGGTCAGTTGATGGACTATTTAGCTTCATTACTGTTAATGCTACTTTTCTTATTTTTTCGTCAGGCTCAAGAACCATCAGATTTATAAATTGTTTTGATTCTTCTTTGTAAGCAGCAAAAAGGTCATCTCCTTCTTGTGGAATTACTCCTCCAGTTGTAGGACTTCTTTTCCATCGTTCATCAAACAATCTTTGTGCCGTTTCTATTTTTTTTGTAAACTCATCTTTATTATTTCTGTTAAGATTTACTTTAGATAATGCTATTCCAAGTATTTCATCTGAAGTAATTCCTTCCTCACCTTTCATTTTAGTAATACTTTGTTCCATTTGATTTAGTATTTCTGGACTTACCTTATCTTCATAATTAGTATTAATAAATTCTAAAGCTCTAGTTTTATCTAGCTTTGGTTGTGCTGCTAAATAACTAGCAACTGCAGGATTAAACAATTCTTCCTCTTCTTGCATCTCTACCACAAAGTTTGCTTTATCTACAGAACTTTGTAATTTTGCTTTTCTGTCATCAAACCAAGATGGAAATATACTATTTGCAGCAGAAGCTAGTAAACTAGATTGAGTTGGGTCATTTTCTAATCGAGCATATTCTGCTTTATAAGCATCATCGTAGGCTTTATTATACTCTTGAAAAGTTCTTGAAGTTATTAAAGGATTGTCCTTCATAGCTTCTAATTCTATTTTAGCTTGTTTTTTAGATTCTTCCCATAATTGGTCAGCTAAAAATTTAGCATTTGGGTCAGTTAGTTCGCTTTTATTTTTAAAAGTTACATTACTTTGCTTTATAGATTCGTCATTGTTGTAAATCATTTCAGCATAATCTACTATACCTTGTTCTGGATTTTTTAAATATTTATCATAAAAATCTCTATTTTCATTTTCTTTATCATAAATAGTTTGTCTAGACGTTGATTCTTCTTTAAAAGCTGCATCTAATCCTGTAAGATTTTTTAATAATTTTTGTTGTAATTTTTTTTGTTTTCCTTTAAAAAAAGATAATAAACCTGATACTAAGTAACCTTGATTCCTTTCTTTTACATTACTACTTTTACCTCTTGCTAATAAACTATTAAATGTATTAAAGTCTTTTTGCATAGCTGCATCGACTACTGCACCACTAAAGAATTTTTTTCTTGAATCTTCTGACATTTTACACCACCTCTTCTTGCTTAGTTAGTAAGCTTCTCATTTCTGGACCTTTATCTTTTATTTTATCTAGTAAATTTTTTCCTACCACTTCTTCTGCTCTAGCAACGGCTGTATCTTTATTGTCATCAGTAATTTGTTTTTTACTTCTAATATCTTCAGCAGCTTTTCTAAACTGTACTACTCGTTCATTTACTTCAACTTCATCAGCTTCACCAATATCATTAGGTTCGATATTATATTCTATACCAGCTTCAGAACCTATTGACATTACAGTATACATGATAGGCTCTGCTAATAATAACATAGTGTCAGGATTTATTTCGCCATTAACAAACTTTGTATATAAGATTGTATTAGTAATATCAGTTACTGCAACTCCATCTGCTAAAGATTTTATAATACCTTTCATTGCTTCAGGGTTTAAAATATCTGCAGTGATAGAAGTTAAAGCATCTCTAGGGTTAGCAAACTCTGCAGGTTTTTCCCAAGGATAAGGATTTTCAGGGTCATTAACTAATGATTGTCCGGGAATTGCTACACCTTTTATAGTATCATTTGCTAGTTGATTTAAAGCTGTTTCAGATGTTTTACCGTCAGCTATTAATTTAGTAGGTTCTTTGTCTATTGCATCTACTAATTCTGATATATCAATATCTGCTTCAGCAACATCTGATACACTTTGTATCATCGCATCTGATAAATTGCTTTTAATAAATTTCCTATTTAAAGGATTTATTTTTTGTTCTGCCATTATGTCACCTGTATTGGTAATGTTTGTTGTCTAAGCAGGTCTCCGCCCATTGCATTCATATCTCCTGAACCATAAGTTAAAGTTTGATAAGGTGCGATTGGGTCTATACCTACCGGTAGTGCAGGAAATTGAAGAGATTGACTAGCCATTCCTGCTCCATACTGTTGAGCTGTTGCTGGAATACCAGACTGTATAGGGTCATCCGAAAGTTTATCTGAAATAAATCCTTCGGCTGCCGAGCCTAACATACCAGTTCCAAAGTCAAAAACTCCATCGACTACATTATCAGCACTAAAAGAATCTTTAATCTTATCAATTAATTGCCCACCAAACTCACCAAAAGATGGTTTAGCTGCTGGAATTTTAATAGTTTCAGAAAGCATATTTCTTACAGAATCTTGAGAAGCTACGCCATCAAAACCTATGTCGGCTGTAAAGTCAGTAATATTAGCAGCATCTAACTTTAATTCAGGCACAGTATAAGTATTTAAACTTGATATAGGTTTGAATCCATCAGCAGTCTTAGTAAAAGTAGCACCTATTTCATCCATAAATACAGTGTCCGGGTTTAAAGGATTTACGTCTGTTAAAGTTCCTCTAGGAGTTGCTACTAATCCTGAATCTGCTATAGCTGCAGAAACATCTGTCGGTGCAGTCACGTCTGTGCTTATTTGCCCTGTTCCTGTTATTTCTCTCATTTCTTGGTAGTCAGTTAAATTTTCAGCAAAATTATCACCATAAGCTGAAGCATCTAAAGTGCCGTCTGCTCCCATAGCATCTAATTTACCTTGAGTCAAATCAAGACTTTCTCCTCCAGCTTTTGCAGCTTGAGCTTGTTTAATTTTTGAACCAATTCCAGCTAAAGCAGCTCCAGTTGCAGCACCGAATGCTCCAGCTTTTAAAGCATCTTTAAAGCTACCACCAGCCATAACAACTCCACCTGCTCCCATTACTGCACCACTGATTGCACCAGTAGCCACGGCAGCAGCAGTTACTCCTAATCCTGATAAAGCAGGTAAAGCAGCAATAGCTCCGGGTAACATAACGGCTGCTGTTATCATTAAACCTAGCCGTACATATTTGTTTCTAGTTAGTTCTTTAACTCCTTTAAAAGTTTTCTTTTGAATTTTTTTAACTAAATTAACAGCCTTTTTAACTCCTTTAGCAACAGTGCTAATTTGTTTTTTAACACCACCATATATTTTTTTTCCAGCTTTTTTTATGTCATCAAGTATTCCCATTATATTCTCCTATGTTACATCGTCTGATAACGCAACTATTAAACTTTCTAAACCTGTAGTATCTTTATAACTATTAGGGTCAGCAGCTAAAGCCGTATTTAATAAAGCAGAAATTCTTTGCTTTTGATTTTCTGCGTATCTAAAATCAAAGTCAGCTTGGTCTCTAAGCTCTTGCCAAATAAAAGCTTGTGCTTGACTACTAAGATTAAAAGCATTTTGTGCATTTTGTAAATTAACTGCATTTTGTGCTGCAGTGTTTGCAGTATTAGTTTGTCTTCGCCATTGAATGTTACTAGCCTCAACGGCAGCAGCATTCTGTGCATTCCATTGATTTCTAGCAAAATCTTGATTAGCATTAAACTGGTCAATCTGTGTAGCTAGTTGTGAGTTTAATCTATTTACTTCTGCAGTTCTACCAGCATCTCTAGCTGCAGCAGCATTAGCTTGAGTAGCATTAAATTCAGAAATAGCATTTGTTTGAGCTGCATTAAACTGATTCATTTGTGCAGATAAGTTAGCCATAAATTGCTCTGTTTGATTTGTACTGGTAGCATTAAACTGTGCAGCAGCATTTTGCGAAGCTTGATTAGTTAACATTCTTTGCTGGTCTTGTTGAGCTCTTAATATATTTACTTGTTGCTCTGCATTTAAATTGGCTAAGTCTACTGATAAAAAAGATTTTGCATTTTGTATAGCTAACTTTGTATTTGCATCAGCCTCTACAATATTTGCTTGAGACATTAATACAGCGTTTTGAATAACGCCCTGTTGTTCTGCTGTAGCATTTTGTAATGAAACAGTTTGTAAAAATTTACTATTAGCTAAAGAAGTTTGTTGGTCAGCAGTAAATTGTGCTAAGTCTAATCTAAAAACATTGTTAGCATTTTGCAATGCTGTTTGTTGTTGAAACTGAGCATTAGCTAAAGCTTCTTGACTTATTAAAGTTTTTTCTTGTGCTACTGACTGTTGTATAGCTTGAGCATTAGCTTGAGCAATCGGAACTGAAGATTGTATTATAGCATTTATTAAATTATCTCTACCCACTGTAGAAGCTGACATACCTCTTTGAGCTAACATTTGCTCTACTGCTGTTACTGCAGGTTGTGCCCATGTAGGTATTTCACCATTTTCAATTCCTTTTAATAAAGTATCTAATTGATTACTTACTAAGGCTTCTTGTGGTAAACCTTCAATTACACCTCTCTGTGCTTCAGTAAAATCAGTTAGTCTATCTTCTAGTGCTTCAGGATTATCTCCTAATGCAGTAATTGTTGCTTCATCCAATCCAGCAGTTCTTAATTGTTTTTTAGCTCTAGTAACTCTTGCTAATGTTGTACCACTTGCTTGAGCTGCAGTAGCGATAGACTGTGGACTTATTTGACCTACTACTCTTTGAGCAACTGCTCCCTCTTCTACTTTTACTTTAGCAGGGTCAATAGGTTGTATCCTATTTACTCCTGCAATTTTAGCAAGTTCTTCATCAGCTAGTGTTGTTTGTGCAGCAGTAACAGTAGGAGCTTGAGTTATTTGTGCAGGTTGAATAGTACTAACTGGAGCAACTGTAGGAGTAGTTACAGTTTGCGGAGGTTGTATAGTTGTAACTTGTTCTGCAGGAGTTGTAGCAACTTGAGTTTGACCTACAGTAGTAGCCGTAGGCATTGTAGTAGTCTGCTGTGGCATATTAGCATCTACTTGTTGAACAGCAGGTACTTGACCAGCCACAGGAACTTGACCTGCTTTAGCTTTTTCTAATTCAGCTCTACTAGCTGCTTTTTGTTCTTCTGTCATTGCCATTTGTTGTCCTCGTACTTGTATTTGTCCTGTATTTATATTTAAATTAAGAGGGTCTGAACTATAGGCTTGAGCCATTTGTTGACTAAAGGAAGTTCCATATCCACCACTACCAGTAAATAATTTTTTTCTTGGACCATCTTTAGAAACTTGACCACCTTTGCGATAGTCTTGACGTTCAGAACTAGTACCTGCTCTTTTGTACTTTTTCTTCATATACTATTTTACCTTAATTCAAACAGTTTGTCAAGCTTTTCATCTAATTTATCTAACCTATCTACTAAGTCTCTCATAACTGCTCTGGACTCATTTTTCGTAACATAGTCTCTAGCTATTTCTTCTCTAGTTTTATTTAACAAAATATCAACACGTTTATTTTCTTGAGAGTTTTGTCGAATGTTATAGAGTATTGGAGCTAGGACTAATGTTATAAAAGCATTCCATATCAGGTATGAAGATATTTCCATATTAGCCCACCTGTTTAGTTTGAACTGTTGGTGTAACTAACTCAGCTATATTTGCATCAAGACCAGCTTTCATTTCTGTAATCTTATCTGCACCCATAGCAGCTTCAACCCAACCTTGTACATCACTTGCAGTTAAATCTGCAAAAGCTGTAAAGTCTGATAAGTCTGAAGTGTCTAAAGATTGTGTGCCATATACTGTAGAAGCAGCATCAATATCATTGTCTTGCGAATCTTTAACAGTATTAGTATCGTCAGTTCCAGTAAGTCTCCAGTGGACATTAAAAACAGTATCAGCGTTGCTGTCTATTTCTTTAACATCTACAGTGCTTACATTCCATGTGTAGTTAATTGCCATTTTTATTCTCCTTTGAGTGTGTTAATTTCAGCTTGTAAGGCTTCAATCTGTGTTTGTTGTTCTTGGATTGCTTTTGTGAGTAAAGGTACTAATTTACTTTGGTCAATACTTTGCATTTCTTCTCCATCTTTTTCGCCTGTAATAGCTTCAGGTACAATATCTGAAACTTCATGAGCTAAAAATCCATCTACTGTTTCATCTTTTTCTACTATAAAATTAAATCTAGCAGGTTTTAATTGTGCAACTCTTGATAGAGCATCAAATTCATAAGTAACATTTTCTTTTAATCTGTAATCAGAACTTGTATTGTATGCGGTAGAAGATGTAGTTACGCTTATACTTCCAACTGCTGATGAAATGCCACCACGATAAAAAGATACTATCCCCCCATTACTTCCTGACCTTTTTAAATGTGCAACAGTCAAATTATTGTTAGCAACGTGAAGAGAACCAGTTCCAGCATTGTTAGAACCATTTACAAAAGCAGTAGTTTCTCCAATAATTACACCACCATTAGAATCAATTCTCATTGCTTCATCTAAGGTTGTGTCATTTTGAGATATATAAAAAGCTAAAGCTGATGCTGCATTACTGTCATCACCGTTTTCTTTTAAACCAGCAATAGCTGAACCCGTTATTGGATTAGTTTCATCATCAGGTATTTCAAATTCTAATCTTGAACCTGAACCTGCTGCACCATCTGAACTTGTGCTAGAAAATGTTGCACTTAATTTTAGTACAGTCTCAGGTGTACTTTGAGTATCGCTAGATAAAGTTGAAGAAACATGTAAAGGTGATGAAGGACTTGATGTACCAACACCAACTCGGTCATTACCCCCATCAACAAATAACATACCTTGATTGCCATTTGACTCAACTCTAAAATCTCTATCATTACTGCCATCATTGATAATGATACCTGAAGCATCCATTACCATTTCTTCAGTACCTGCTATATCAAATCTGATTTTATCTTCATCAGAACTTTCTTCTACTTGAATTTTAGTATCACCATCAGCATCTTGTACAGTAGTAGCAGTACTGATACTTGTAGTAGTCAAAGTAATACATTCTACTTTTACACCAGTTGGCGGTGCTGTTGAAAATGTTAAAGTTGTACCTGAAACTGAGTAAGTATCTTTATGCTGTAGTACACCGTCTAAAGTTACAAAAGTAGCATTTTCATTTGTTGGAGTTGCACTTAAAGATAATGTAGTATCAGAACCATCTCCTGTCATCGTATCTATTACAGGGGCAGTTCCTCCACCACCACCAGCTATAGCACCCCATTCATCTGTATAACCTTCAAAGCCACCAGTAGTTGAATTATATCTAAAGTAACCTGCAGCAGGACTTCCCGGTCTTTGAGCTGTAGTACCTACTGGTACATGTATTGAATCTGTATTAGCACCTAAGTCTAGTGATACATCTGGTGAAGTTTGATTAACACCTATTCTATTTTCACTTACATCTACAAATAAAACACCACTGTCTACATTAACATCGCCTGAGAATGTAGCTGCTGTAAAAGTTGTAGGAGTAATATTAGCACTACCATCAAAGCTTACACCACCAATAGTTCTAGCAGTTGTTAAAGTAGCTGCAGAACCTGTAGTATTTTGGTTAAGAGTTCCTACTGTTAAGTCTATAGTGCCGTCTGAGTCTTCATAAGCTACAGTAATACCGGATTCAGTATTAGAACTAAACATAGCTCCTACTGTATCTTGTACAACTTCTGTTAAGTCTATGTTTGCAGTACCATCAAAAGATACTCCATGAATAGTTCTTGCAGTTTCTAAAGCTGTAGCAGTTGCTGCGTTACCTGTAGTATCTGCTGAACCACTAAATGCAAAATCTAATGTACCGTCTGAGTCTTGATAAGTTACTGTAATATTTGTTTCAGTATTACTAGATACCATAGCTCCTACAGTATCTTGAATAACTTCAGAAAGGTCTATATTAGCTGTACCGTCAAATGATACACCATGTATTGTTCTTGCTGTAGCTAAAGCTGTTGCAGTAGCTGCTAAACCTGTAGTGTCTTGATTAAGTGTGCCAATTACAAAGTCTAATGTATTATCAGAGTCATCATAAGTAACTGTAACACCAGTTTCAGTATTACTTGTTACCATTGCTCCAACAGTATCACTAATTGTTTCTGCTAAAGTAACTCCACCAATAGTAATTGCATCGGCTTCTAATGTTCCGTCTATGTCTGCATCACCTGATATGTCAAGTGTAGCTGCATCTAATTCGCCACTAATAGTTATATTACGACCACCAGTTATATCTTTGTTTGCATCTGTTATAATAGCTTTACTTGCTATTACTGTACCATTGGTAATTCCATCTATAAGATTAATGTCTGCAGCATTTGCTGTAACACCATCTAAAATATTTAACTCTGCAACTGTTGAAGTAATACCATCAAGAGCATTTATTTCTGCTGCAGTAGCTGTAACACCATCAAGGATATTAAGTTCTGCTGCAGTGCTTGTTACACCGTCTAAAATATTTAACTCTGCTGCAGTTGACGTAACTCCATCTAAAATATTAAGTTCTGCTGCAGTACTTGTAACTGCTGTGCCATTTATAGAAAGGGCATCAGTTTCTAAAGTACCATCAACATCTACATCGCCACTTACATCTAATGAACCTGCATCAAGTTCGCCAGTAAGTGTAATGTTTCTAAAACTTGCAATGTCTTTATTGCTATCTACTACGACTGCTTTAGAAGCTGCAACAGTTCCTGCAGTTACACCGTCTATTGTTTCTAATTCAGCTTCACTAATATCTGCAGAACCAATAACAAAACTTGTACCTGTAATTGCTGTACCTGTAATAGCGGCAGCACTTGAACCACCAATAATAGCACCGTCTATAGTACCACCATTAATATCTGCAGTATCTGCAACAAGAGCATCAGTAGTTACTGTGCCGTCAAAGTAAGCATCTTTAAATTCAATAGAGCTTGTACCTAAATCTATATCGTTATCTGTAGAAGGTACTATTGCTCCATTAGTAAAGGTAACTTGATTATCTCCTCCAGCAGCTATAGTAATAACATCTGAGCCACTAAAAGTTATTGAAGTATTTGAATCTGCATCACCAGCAATACTATCTAATTGAATACTACCTACATTAGTAATTGCTGAATCACTAAAATCTATTGTTCCTGTAACATCTAAATTACCACCTACAGATACATTACCTGTAGTTGTAATTGAATCTATATAAGCATTTTTAAAATATAATGAACTTGTTCCTAAATCAACATCACTATCAGTAACAGGAAGTAAAGCACCATCTTGTAATCTTATTTGCTCAACTGCAGAAGAAGAAACCTCTACATAAAATCCCCATCTATTATTTGTGCTATCTACAACTATTTTATTTAAAAAATCTAAATCACCAATAGTATGAATATTACCACCTTGTCCAGCAGTACCATCGTGTCTGTGTCCAGTAGAACTTGCACTACTTGACGAGTAAGCGAAAGCATTTACTAACTGATTATATTCATCATTAAACAAAGCAGCAGTAATAGTATCTCCATCTGCAAATGTACTTTGTCTTGTGTATGTTTGTGCCATAATTATCTCCTGCCTGAAGGTATAAAGTCTACATAAAGTCCGTTAACTGTGTAGCTTGGTTTGGTATCATTACTAATAACTGTAAAATTATTACTTGTACCACTGCCTTGCAACGGTACTCTTATCATTGGATTGTTTTGTCCTGCAAATTTATTTGTATTAAATACTGCACCACCAAATAATGAAGGTGGATTTATAACTCCTAAGTCAAATAAATCTGTAGGTTGTTGTATATCGGTACTGTTATAATCAAATTTAATCTGTACATCAGGTTCTACAATTCCTTCTGTTGCCATAGAAACTCTAAGATAGTGTAAAGTTTTTAAAGTTCCTAAATCACCATAATCATAATTTGGTGTAGTATATCTTGCTAAAATAGCAAT